AATGCAGCATGAATAACTGAAATTTTCTCTATTCCTTTTCCATAAAGAGTATCTAATAAAGCTTCTGTTTTTTTACTCATGTTTCTATCCTTTTAATAATCGTTTCATACTGCTCCCCGTATGATGATTTTTGAGCGTTTACTTCCCCCATCGTTCTGTTGTAGTAAGTTTTGCAAAACTCAATATCAACAAAAGACATAGGTTTGTAGTTGTCCAATACAAAGTTAGCAACTTCCTTGAAGTCCTCAGAACCGGCAAGAACAGCATCATCAACTAACTCTTCCATTTCCATCATAAAGTTTTTCATTTTACTCATTATATTATCTCAGCTCCTTCTTCCCATAATTTCAAACCAGACATCAACTTACTATTTACTGTAACCTCAATGTCGATACCAGCAGTGGTACGCATCTCAGTGATGATTCCAATACCTTTGATTGTCTTACCAGAAGAACACCAAAGTTTGTTCATAAATTTTTCTCTTGTATTAATCATTGTTTTTTCTCTCTCTCTCTTGATTATATTACTAGTATAGACGATAGAATAAGGTTTGTCAAGGGAAATCGTACTCTATAAGTCATTGATTTCATTGAGAATCCAAACTTTTTTTCTACTCTTACCAACGGTAAACTCAGAAAACCCCTCTGGAATGGGCTTATTCCACCCATTTTTACGTGCGATTCCCACACTAGGAAACACACCAGCGAGATGCATTATGTGGGCCATGCACCAGTTATCCTCAATATGCCATGCAGAATCCTTATCTTCCCACATACCAAAGATTTTCATATCTTTCTCTGACATTTTGGGATGAATAAAGTTTTTTTCATCAGACAACATTAAAGTACCTTTCCTGTACGAGTGTCCATAATCGTGGCAGTTTTGGACGCAGCAGACGCTGCAGATCGAATCATTGCGATTGCAGATTTCTTTGTTCTTATTCCTCCATTCATAAAGCATTTGCCTTTTGGAGTTACAAGGTCAATTCTCCAACCTCCCATAAACGTGTCTTTGGAAAGTAAAACTTTCATATCGATCTCTCTTTCGTTGTTTCTCATTATATTAATACTATAACACACAAAAGAGTACTATGTCAACATAAATCGACATAGTTTTATCATTTTATTTGATTTTTGTGAAAAGTGTGGTAAAAATGTTACACTAGAAACCTTTAGGTTTTTTAGTGATTCCTCGGCGTTTCATTTCCATTTCTATCCATTGATGGGCTCTTCTATTGGTGACTTTATTTCTCAAAAGAGCTCTAACACGTTTAAAGGTCATCATTTCAAGGTCTTCATCTGGGTTATTATTGTCAACAATTATCATACCATTTTTGAATAGATTATTAAATTTACCAATATTATTTTGAACTGCTTTCCAAGAATTTAATACAATAGATTCTGGAACAGTGCGCTCACGTTTAGCGTTTCTCTCTAGTGCAACATCTTGTGAAGTGTTAACAAATATCATGTAACAGTCGTATCCTAAACTTTCTAGTTCAGCTTTCTGTTTTGCAATACCATCATATTTTTTACCCGTTCCATCTATGATAAGTCCAATACGACCATCAATATAGTTATCTCTTGTCTTTATAGCAAGTCCTTTTGCTTTATCTCTAATTGCATCTCTACGTGGATCATCAGTGGACATCTTCAAAGATATTCCAGCGTCTTTGAGAAGTTTCTCAAAAGCGGGATCAGAGTTAACTACTCTAAGTCCAGTTCCACCAGTGGTTTTCCTGACAACGTATGACTTACCGCTGCCAGGGCCACCAGCTAGGAAAAATGCCTTAAATATGTTGGGATCGTTGAGCCCTTCCTGTAGATCGTAAAATGTTTTCATATTGGTTCCTAGTTGTATCTTTTGCATACCCTGCCATTTGTAGTATATATTTATCATTATCTGAAAGTGGTGTTACGTTCATTTCTCTCTCCTGTTTCTGAAAGTTCATTTTTTTAATACGGTTTTTCATTGCAGCTTTTGCCATTGTTCATTCCTTTTTTGTTTTTCAGATTAAAAGTTTAGGGTGTGTATTTTGATACGTTATCTCCTTCTTCTATCGGGGTAAAAGTCTTCACGGTCTTCAAATAAACCACCAGACTTTTTTGGTTTAGGCTCAGGATTATCTTCTGGGCCATCTAGAGATTCTTCTAAAGAATCTTTTACCAATGTTAAGTGTGTTTTATGTTTTTTGTCACCAAAATCAAAATCATGTCTAAGTCTTTTTATAAAAAATGCTCCTTTATAAAATCTATCATTTTTTTGACCATCAGTAACTTTAAATGCAGAATTAAAAGGTAAATCTAATTTTACAATATCACCAGCAGATATAATAGTATTACCATGAGTTAATATATTTAACAATAGACCTTGTTCCAATTGTACTTTTTGTGAAACTCTACGTTGTAACCAATTTTGTGTATTTACTGGATTAAATGGAAAAGTATTATTCTCTGTAGAATTTTCAGCATCTTTATCCCCTAAGCTAGAAGTAGAAGTTACAAAAGTTCTAGCTGGAAAATCTTGTACTCTTCTTTGTTTTTCATCAACCATAACATGACTATATATTGGAAAATCATCACCATTACTTTTATGATAATGAGTAATGTGAGATTCTTGTCTAAAGTTATTAAAAATACCATATGTATGTTTTTTATAAGATTTGCTAAAAATATCATGCACTATAAGATTAGAAGCGTATGTTCCAGCAGTATAGTTAACAAGACTGTTAGGATTTTCTACTATTTCAAAATCTATAACATTTCCTAATTCTTTTTCTATATTAATTGTACCACCCTTATCAACACTTGAACCAGCTACAAATGTTGTATATGTTTGTTTTGGGGATTGAGCATACAGGCTGTGTAAACTTCTAAAATGATATCCTTTGAGAGTTTCAAAAAACAAATAGTTTACGTGTAATGGTCTTGTATAGAATTTTGATACTGATTGTTTCATAGCCATCTTTATAACATCAAATGGTCTTATATTTGGTGCAACAATTCTTTTAACCCCAGCAGTTGGTTCTATATACATTTTCTTTTTACATTCAACTTCATTTAACATAATTTTAACTATTTCTGAGTAAGTACCTTTTAATGAACGAGAAACTTTAGTTCTTGCATTATGTATTATTTCAGATGAGGTAAAGTTTAATAAATATGCTGTTACTGAATTACCAACCTCAATTCTACTTTCTAAAGAGTTGATAAGAAAAACATTATCAGTAAAGTCTATAATCTCATCTTTATCTGTAAGAGAAGGTGTTTTAATTTGGAGTTTTAAATACTCTTGACCTATTATTGGGCCTACTGAAGTTAATGCAAAAGAATCTTGTAACAGAATATCTCCTGTTAAAGATGACATTGTGGTATCTTCAAATATAGTTATGTTTATTATTGATGCTGATAAATCAATAACCATTCCAGAAGAGGTAATCAATTCTGCTTTGGATAGTTCAAAATCACCAACGGCATTTAATCCAGCCATTATAGTACACTTTCTCCCATAAGAGTTTCAAATTCTTGTACAAATTGTTCTATGTATGATCTATCTAACAATCTTATTTGTCTTAATGTATCTTGTCTTTCTTCTTCAAATTCTCTATTGGTAATTGTAGTAAGGTCTGCTTCAGAGTATCCTGTAGTGTCAGTACCAATATCAATCTTAACTGAAGTGTCACCAGATGTTTGTGATACTTCATAGTGATGTACAGCATCAACATTAGAATATTTATCAGCAATAAAAGCATTAAACTGTCCAAAATTCATAGGCCACTGATGGTAACGATCTGTAATGTTGTTGACAAATAATATTACCCAATGTAACTCTGGATCATCATAAAGTTTATCTGCAATCATCTCTGGGGTTTCACCTTCTTTGACATCATAGGTGTCATACAAAAGAGTGTTCGTTCTTACCTTCGTTCTCAAGGCAACACGTTTCAATAAGTTAGTAACAATTTTAAAATTACCATCACCTACTGAGTCATATACGATAAAAGGAAAATTTGTAAAATACATATTAGAATCCTTCCTTAACCATATCTTTGCTCAATGTTTCTATCTCAACAAAATCTAACTGAATTGTACTTTTTTGTGGTGGTGGAGAACCATCTGTAGGACTATATGCAGTAAAACGATCTCCACCATAAGTAACATTCATATTTCTCAAAAAACAAGATGATATCTTATTCATATATTTATTTTCTGTATTTTGATGCATATAAGTGATATCAAAAGTATTAGGTATTTTCATTTCTCTTCTTGAATCACCCACATATTCAGGCATCATATTTTCTTTGAATGTTTTAATTATTTTTTCTATACTTTTAGCTTCTTCAGCACTTTTAGGTATGAAAGCAAATGTAAAAGAAAAATCTCTTCTACCCACACCCTCAAACATCATTTCCATTCTTGGAGTGATAACCTTACCACTATCTATTTGTTGTAATGCTCTTGCTCCAGGCGCTAGAGTGTCTAAGGTAGTATTAATAAAATTAGTTACACCTTCTTTTGCACCACCCTTCATTGCACCAGCAGCTGCTTTTAGTTTTGCAGTATTGTCACCAGATTCATTTTGAAAAGCAGCTATTGCAGCTGCACCCATTCCTGCTAGTGTACCTATTTCTTGGTCTACATATTTAACAGTATATTGAACTGTTACAGATGGAGGCATATATAATGAAATCGATGCAGGCATACGTTTTGTAGGTTTTTCAGCTAAGATTGACCTTCCTGCTCCACCACCACTTTTTGTATTTGCTTTGTTTACGTTATTAGTATTTATTTGAGTAGTGTTAGCTAATTTTATAGCGTCTTCTTGTGAAATGCCAGGTTGATTTAACACAATATTTTCAAATATAGCATCAAATTGTTTTTGATTTTTTGCAGCTTTTATTTTTCCTGGCGTAAATTCATTAATATTGAACATTATGTAATGTCCCTGTCTTGGAGAACCCACATTGGATGGATACAACATTACATCTGTAGAAAATTTATTTTTTGATGGTATAGTGTTAAGTGCAGAAGTAGCACCCCCTCTAGCTGCACCAGAAAGAGCACCAACACCACTTCTTAAAGTACTACTTACTGCTGAATTTATTCTTCCTGCTATCTGAGAACGGACTGCACCTGTGATACCCTGTAATACTGACATGTCTAAATACCTTTATAAACTTTAAACTATTTATAAGAGATGTCATACAAAGGTAGATATAATCCAAGAAATCCTCAAAAGTATAAGGGGAATCCTCACAACGTAATTTATCGTTCTCTGTGGGAGCGTAAGTTTATGGTGTATTGTGATAACAATACCTCTGTGCTTGAATGGGGTAGTGAAGAGATAGTCATACCATATCTCTCACCTTGGGATGGTAGAATACATCGTTATTTCCCTGATTTCTACATAAAGGTCAAACAAGCAGACGATTCTGTTAAGAAATATATCATTGAAGTCAAGCCTAAGAAACAATGCAAACCTCCCCCAGAAAAACCTACAAGAAAAACTAGAAGATGGTTTGGAGAAGTTAAGACATGGGGTATCAATGAAGCAAAGTGGAAATATGCAACTGAATGGTGTACTAATAATAATATGGAGTTCAAAATATTAACAGAAGACCATCTCAATATAAAGTATAAATAGTTATATGGCACAGTCAAAATTTATACAAAGCGTTCTGGATGCAGCTGGTGGTAGACCACGTTCTACTCAGTGGTACAAAGATAAGATTAAAGAGTTTGGTAGGCCAGGCGCTCTGGACTTAATACGAGATGGTAAAAGAGATACTAAACCATTTGTAGGTAAGTTGAATATGTTTTTCTATGATCCTAAGTTTAAGAAGACTCTTCCTTACTATGATACATTCCCACTAGTATTGCCATTAGAAAGATATAGTGATGGATTTTTAGGTATTAACTTTCATTATCTACCTATTCCATTAAGAGTAAAATTATTAGACCGACTAGTAGATTACTCAAATAACACAAAATTTGATGAGAGTACAAGACTGAATGTTGATTATAGAAAACTTAAAAATATAAAACTAATACAACCAACCATACATAAGTATTTGTCTGGACAAACAAAGTCACAGTTTCGTAGAATAGATGCAGATGAATTTATGGTAGCTGCATTGTTACCAGTACAAAGATTCCAGAAAGCATCTGCAAAAGAAGTATGGAAAGATTCTAGGAGTATGATCTAATGGCAATAGCACAGTTTATAGAAGGAACAGCGTTTGGTGTAATGAATGATATACTCTCTGCATTTCATACGAATGAGGGGTATGCTTTACCAAATAGGTATGAGGTTGTAATTATTCCACCAGCAAAAGTAGGTGGTGGTGGTCAAGAAAACATATTTAATAACTCAGAAAGAAATGCAAACGTAAGAGACATTTCTATGAGAGTAGAAAGTGTTGTATTGCCTGGGCGAACACTAACCACTACCACAGATTCAAACGTCTATGGCCCTGACATGGAAGTTGTTGAGGGTGTAACTTATGCAGATGATATTTCAATAGACTTTCAATCAAGTTCTGGATTAGATGAAAGAGTATTTTTTGAGAATTGGCAAAAACAAGCATTTGACGAAAATACATGGAACTTAGGTTACTATAAAGATTACATTGGTGAGATGCACGTTTACTTACTAGACAGACAAGATAAAAGACGTTATGGTTTAAAACTATGGGATGTATTTCCTAAAACAATTACAGCTGCATCTTTAAATGGAGCTGAAGCAACTGAAATACTTAAAACAAATGTATCTTTTTCTTTTAGGTATTGGACAAACCTAGACCAAAAACAACAAGGCCCTGATATAATGGGCAGAATATTTGAAACTGTGGTAAACTCAGCTGAAAGAAATATTTCTAGAAACATACCTAGAGTATTAAATAGATTATAATAAAGGATGATTAATTATGGCACTACCCAAACTAGAAACTCAAGTCTTTGAACTTGAGCAACCATCAACTGGAGATAAAATAAAATACAGGCCTTTCCTAGTTAAAGAACAAAAGGTTTTAATGCTCGCACAAGAATCAGAAGATGTTAAAGAAGTAAATAGCGCTTTAGCAAGTCTTATTTCATCATGCACTTTTGAAAAGATAGACCCATATTCTATCCCTATGTTTGATATTGAATTTTTATTTTTAAGGATTCGAGGAAAATCTGTAGGAGAAAAAGTAGACTTAAATGTTCTATGTACAGATGATGATAAAACAAGAGTTAAAACTACCCTTAATTTATCAGAAGTTAATGTAAATATGAAAGAGGGTCATACTAATATTATTGATGTGACAGATAAGATTAAAATAGTAATGAGATATCCTACACTAAAAGATATGGTTGATATGGACGGTATGCAAGATATTAATAATGTTTTATTAATGATGAAAAAATGTGTTCACGAAATTCTTGATGGTGAAGAAGTTCATAGCAGAGTAGATATGTCTGAGTCTGAACTAGAAGAATTTTTTGAATCTCTATCAGGGCAACAATTTGAAAAAGTAACAGAATTTTTTGATACTATGCCTAAAATTGCTCATGCAATAACTGTCAAAAACCCTAAAACTAAAAAGGAAAATAATATTATATTGGAGGGCCTACAAAGTTTTTTCGAGTAGCCCTTTCTCATGATTCTGTTACAAACTATTATAAAACGAATTTTATTTTAATACAACATCACAAATATAGTTTATCAGATTTAGAAAATATGATGCCATGGGAAAGGGAAGTTTACGTAGGACTATTGATAGAACATTTAGAGGAAGAAAAGAAAGAACAAGAACGTAACAAATAGGATAAACCGCAATGGATATACCAACACCAAATGCAGCTGCATTAGAAATGACTGAATTTCTGTTACCATACATTGGTATGGTAATGATTGTTATCATAGGGTTTATGATAAAGGACTTTGCGACTAAGTTTAGCAAAGGTCTTGCGTTTCAAATGAACAAACAATTTCAAGAAGGTGATCATGTTCTTATTGATGGAGAACGTGCATTAATCGTTAAGATAGGTATATCACAGACGGTATTTGGTGTTACTAAGTCTGGTGGAGAGTTAGATGGTGATTATGTATGGCGATATGTCCCTAATGAACGTATCGACTATTTAAAGATAGAAAAGATAATTTTTGACCATACTCCCCTAAATAACAGTAATAGAATAGAAAACAACTCAAATAAAATTGAGGAACTTACAAATGGCAAATAATAATGACCAAGTAAATATAATAGAAGTTGATAGAAGTACAACGGAAGAATCTGCATGGTATAATACTATTGACTCCTCAGTAATCGATAAGTGGCGAATCTGGCCACGTATGTTAATCACTCTTTATGGTATCATGTTCTATAGAGTAACAGAATGGTTCATGACACTTCCAGAACCTACCAACGCCCAAAGTGCATTTGTATCCGTAGTTGTGGGTGCTGGTGCCGCATGGTTTGGTTTGTATTGTGGTTCTGGTAATTCAAAGGGTGACAAGTAAATGGCTGACTCACCAGAAACAAAATCCATAAAAGAATTAACTAAAAAAATTGAAGATGATAATAAGAAAACGCAAGACAAATTGGAAAGAACTGTTAATTTAGAAGTTGCGAGTAAAGATGAAATTAAAGAATTAAAAAAAATTGCTAAAGGAGATGGTGAAAACGCTGCAAAAGCAAGTAAAGAACTACGTGCTGAGATGGCCAAAATTGGTAACAAAAAGCAGGCAGAGAAAACCCTTAAAAAACAAGAAGAAAGTAATCAAGTACAAAAAAGATTGTTAGGTGTTAATGATGCAACTTTAGAAAAAATACAAAATAATGCAGCTGCAATAGATGAGCAAAACTCAATTATGGATGCTCAAAGAAAAATACTTGTAGAAAATAAAATTGATCCTGATAAAGATGATAA